AGAAATCACACTATATTCAGGGTGTGTTTCTCCAGTCTGACATCAAGAACCGTAATGGTCGCATGTATCCCTTCGATACCTTACATAAAGAAGTAAAAAATTATAACGAAAAGTATATCAATACTAATCGTGCTCTTGGAGAACTTGGTCATCCTGATGGACCTACGGTAAATCTAGATCGCGTTTCACATAAGATTGTAAGTCTTGTTCCTGAAGGCAAAAATTTTATGGGAAGGGCAAAACTCCTTGAGACTCCTATGGGCAATATTGCCAAGAACCTTCTCAATGAAGGGGTAAAATTAGGAGTTTCTTCTAGAGGCATGGGTACTCTAAGAAGAGAAAATGGTTATTCAGTTGTTGGTGAGGATTTTATGCTCGCCACTGCAGCAGATATCGTTGCTGATCCTTCCGCTCCCGATGCTTTCGTTGAAGGTATTATGGAAGGAAAAGAATGGGTCTGGGAAAATGGCATTCTCAAAGAGTGTCAGATTCAAGAAATCAAAAACGAGATTGATCACGCAACACTTATCAATCTACAAGAGCGGAAAGTTGCCGCGTTTGAAAAGTTTTTGAAAACATTATAATTTATAAATAAGTATAGAAATACATCTTTGCCAATTTAAGGAGTCTTTCAAAAATGTCTGAACAGGTTATTGACAATCTACAGGAAATGGAATCACCTAAACAAGTAAAGGACAAGGTTAATGCTTCCGCAAAACCTGCCGAGTCCATGCAAAAAATGGCTGATCCTGGTACACAACTAGGTGCGGTCCAAGATCTTGGTGGTCCCACTCCTCAAAACTACAAGTCTACTGATGACTCTTCCAAGTTGAAGAGTGCTGGTGGATCACAATCCAAGACTGCCGTTAACGCCAAGGCAGGTAAAGCAGAAGGTATGCCAACTGCTAACAAGAAAGGAATGTCATACGAGGAAGTTGATTTCTCTGATGATGTTGACGCACTTGTTGGTTCTGAAGAACTCTCAGAAGATTTCAGAAATAAAGCAAAGGTTATCTTTGAAGCAGCACTTACTTCAAAAGTTCGTGCAATTCAAGAAGAACTAGAAGAGCATTATGCTGCTAAGTTTGAAGAAGAGCTAGCAGAAGCAAAAGCAGAACTAGCAGAAAAAGTTGACGCCACCCTACAGTATGCTGTAGAAGAGTGGGCAGAAGAAAACGCACTGGCTATCGAGTCAGGTATCAAGTCTGAAGTCGCTGAGTCCTTCATGGAAGGTCTCAAGGGACTTTTTGAAGAACATTATGTAACCATCCCTGAAGATAAATATGATGCATTTGATATTATGGTAGAAAAACTTGATGAGATGGAAGGAAAACTCAACGAGCAAATCGACAAGAATATCACCCTGAATAATAGACTGGGAGATCTTGTTGCAGAGTCTATCGTCAATGACGTAGCTCGCGGACTTACCGAAACGCAGAAAGATAAACTCTTTGGTCTTGCAGAAGGTGTTGAGTTTGATAGTGAAGAAACCTACCGTGGAAAGATTGAATCGTTGAAGGAGTCATACTTCAGATCTGAAGTACCTGAGGTTCAGTCAGAGGAACAAGAAATGATCTCGGAGGAAGTTGAAGTATCTACGCAGATGGACCGTTACCTTCGCGCAGTTTCACGTTTCCAGAAATAATTATTACTAAATAATTTTTAGTTCAATCCCTTACAACATCTACAAGACTAGGAGAAAAACCAATGTTCATGTCAGAACAGCTGCAAGAGAAGTGGTCACCACTCCTCAAGCATGAAGAACTACCAGAAATCAAAGATTCTCACAGACGTGCAGTTACTGCCGTTCTTCTTGAGAACCAAGAGAAATTCCTCCGTGAGCAGCAAATGCTTACCGAGGCACCTACTAACGTAACCGACCCTTCAGGTTCAGTCAGAACTTTTGATCCTGTTCTGATCTCCCTGATCCGTCGTTCAATGCCTAACCTGATCGCTTATGATATTGCAAGCGTTCAGCCAATGTCAGGTCCTACTGGACTGATCTTCGCAATGCGTTCACGTTACGCTACTCCAGACGGCGCTGAGGCACTGTTCAATGAGCCTAACGCTGGTTATTCAGGTGGCGGTGCTGCTGGTTACGACGTAACCGCAACTTCCTCTGCTAACAACGACGCTGAAGGTTCGAACCCTGCTGTTCTTAATGACACAGGCACCTACGAACTGACTGGTGATGCACAAGGCATGACCACCTCACAGTCAGAAGCACTGGGTGATGGTGCTGGCACCAACTTCCGCGAGATGGCATTCAGCATCGAGAAGGTTGCTGTTACCGCTCGTTCACGTGCTCTGAAAGCTGAGTACTCACTTGAGCTTGCTCAGGATCTTCGCGCTATCCATGGTCTCGATGCTGAGGCTGAGTTGGCAAACATTCTGTCAACTGAGATCCTCGCTGAGATCAACCGCGAAGTTCTTCGTTCAGTATACCTGACTGCAGAAGCAGGTGCTCAGAACAACGTTGCTTCCACTGGAACATTTGACCTCGACGTTGACTCCAACGGTCGTTGGTCGGTTGAGAAGTTCAAAGGACTTCTGTTCCAAGTTGAAAGAGAAGCTAACGCTATCGCACAAAGAACTCGTAGAGGAAAGGGCAACATCATCGTCTGCTCCGCTGACGTTGCATCTGCTCTAACCATGGCAGGCGTTCTGGACTACACTCCAGCACTTAATGCTAACCTCAACGTTGATGACACTGGCAGCACCTTCGCTGGCACCATCAACGGTAAGTTCAAGGTCTACATCGACCCATATTCGGCAAACCTCTCCGACGATCAGTACTTCGTCGTCGGTTACAAGGGATCCAACCCTTATGACGCAGGTCTCTTCTACTGCCCATACGTTCCTCTCCAGATGGTTCGTGCAGTTGGCGAAGACACCTTCCAGCCCAAGATTGGCTTCAAGACTCGTTACGGTATGCAGGCAAACCCATTTGCAACTGGTGCTGTCAACGATGCTACTCAGCCAACCGCAGGTATCGGTGCTGCAAATGCAAACCGCTACTATCGTCGCGTCCGCGTCACCAACCTCATGTGATTCATTCACAACTCAATCAAGAGGGTCTTCGGACCCTCTTTTTTTATGCCCATAAATAATAGAAAATAGTTATCGCTATGGTAAATCCTATTCAGAATAGGAATCTTCTTTCGCCTACAGGGTTTAATTTTATTATTTTGAAGGCAAGAGAAATTGATTTCTTTTCTCAAGCTGCATCAATTCCACAAATCTCCATGAATAGTGCTACTCAGGCAACCAGTCTGAGAAACGTTCCAGTGCCTGGAGATGAATTGTATTATGGTGATTTCACCCTACGCTTCATGGTGGATGAAGATATGACAAACTATATTGCGGTCCATAATTGGATTCGCGCATTAGGGTTTCCTGTCAATCGCGATGAATATGATTTTGAAGAGAAGGATTCTCTTTACCAAAAATCAAAATACTATTCAAACGTAGTTTCTAATTTGAGACTCAGAGAAGGTATGTCTTTAGATATGAACTTTGAAACATCTGATGCTTCTCTACAAATTTTGAATAGCAGTTATAATGTTGCTAGAACTGTCACTTTCTATGACTTGTTCCCCGTCAGTTTGTCCACTCTAGAATTCAGAGCAGATGATCCTGATGTACAATACCTCAGTGCTGACGCATCCTTCAAATACCTTTATTACGACATTAAATGAATCTTGAAACTTTGCAATCCAAATGGGAGAAGGATTGCATTCTTGGTGACGAACTCAGCGATGAGTCAAAAAGAATTCCTTCTCTACACTGTGAATATATAAAACTCTATAACGAATTCAATCTTCTCAAGAAAAAATCTGAGTGGGATCTAAAGAAAGTAAGAAGAGAACGCTGGGAATACTATACAGGTAAAGCAGACCCAGAAGTATACACTGAGGAACCTTTTGATTTCAAGGTTCTCAAAAGTGATATAGATAGATATATAGATTCTGACGAGAAGATACAAAAGGCACAACTTAAATTTGAATATTATCAGCAGATTAGTTTCTTTCTAGAATCGGTTCTAACTCAAATCCGAGATAGACAATGGCAGATAAGAAACGCGATTGAATTTCAGAAACTTACATTGGGATACGGATGAGCGAATTAGTTATTTCTAAAAAGAATGAAGTATATCTACGAATAGAATGCGACCCACACATCAAATACGAACTATCTGATCACTTCACTTTTGATGTGCCAGAAGCAGTGTTCATGCCATCCTATAGAAACAAACATTGGGATGGCAAGATCAGACTATTCTCTCCACATACAGGAGAGATCTATTGTGGTTTGTTAGATAGAGTCATCACATGGTGTAGTGAAATGAACTACAACATGAAGTTTGAATCTAACAAATACTATGGAGAAGCTTTAGAGTCAAACGAACTAATTAC